CCACCGATATCAGGACCCACTCCACATGGAGACGAGGGGTTGCCAGCAGCGTTTAAAAATGTTAGGAAGAGATAGGAGTATTAAATGGCAGATATAGATAAAGGACTCCCGAACACTAGAACTAAACTTGATATCCCTTCAGATGAAGAGATAGCAGAAGAAGTTGCTGTTCAGGAACCAGAACAAGAAAAAGGACCCGTAGAGGTCATACCAGAAGAAGATGGTGGCGCAACAATAGACTTTGAACCGGGAGCTATAAACATACCGGGAACAGAATCTCACTTTGATAATTTAGCAGATATTTTACCTGATGATATTTTAGAGCCAATAGGTAGTGATATGGTTAACAACTATATGGACTACAAAGCATCAAGAAAAGATTGGGAACAATCTTACAAATCAGGTTTAGATCTTTTAGGATTTAAATATGAAAATAGAACTGAACCATTTCAAGGAGCATCTGGTGCAACGCACCCAGTCTTAGCAGAAGCTGTTACTCAGTTTCAAGCACAAGCATACAAAGAATTATTACCAAGTGACGGACCAGTAAGAACACAAGTTATAGGTGTTAAAACTCCTGCAACAGAACAACAAGCAACTCGTGTAAAAGATTACATGAATTATTTAGTAATGGATCAAATGAAAGAATATGAAGAAGAGTTTGATTCTATGTTGTTTCATTTACCGTTAGCTGGATCAACGTTTAAAAAAGTTTATTACGATGTTCCAATGGGTAGAGTCGTATCAAAATTTGTACCTGCAGATGAATTAGTTGTGCCGTACACAGCAACAAGTTTAGATGATGCAGAATCAGTCATACATATTGTTAAAATGTCAGAAAACGAATTAAGAAAACAACAAGTGTCAGGTTTCTACAGAGACGTAGAACTTTCACCACCAAGCAGTGTTGAACAAAATGAAGTTGAAAAAAAAGAAAGAGAATTAGATGGCACTAAAAAAACAGGTAAGCAAGAACCAGTTTATACTTTACTAGAGTGTCATGTTAATTTAGATTTAGAAGGTTTTGAGGACCAAGGAACCGATGGACCAACAGGAATAAAATTACCCTACATAGTAACTGTAGAAGAAGGTAGCCGATTAGTTCTCTCTATACGGAGAAACTATGCGCCCGATGATCTAAAGAAAAATAAGATCCAATATTTTGTCCACTTCAAATTTCTGCCAGGACTAGGATTT